AGTAACAATGCTTATATCGGTTGACCCTGAAGCGAACTTCTTGGAGACCAACAGGGAGACAAACCTAGAGGTTATCCAAGAGCTTATACAGTATGCAATCTTTGATATTGATGACATTAAGGTTCATGATATTGATGTGATGGAGGACTAGGGTATGGTATCTGAAGATGATCTAGATGGTTTTGGTTACTATGAACAATCCAAACCTATGAAGCCACCCAAGAGTGTGATTGGTATGGTTCAGGAGTTCGTTAAGGTTACTGGGCAAGTCCCAAGTGCCGAACTCTCGGTGAAGCTTATTGATGAAGAGTACCTAGAGTGGCAAGAGGAGTTCTTCAATTACATTGATGAGTTGGATGACTACAACCCCGTTAAAGAGCTTAAAGAACTTTCTGATCTAGTGTACGTAATCTACGGGTATGCCAATGTACGTGGCTGGGACTTAGATGAAGGTCTACGTAGGGTGCACCAGAATAATGTAGGGCGTTGTGTGCAACCAGATGGCACAGTGCAACGTAGAGGAGACGGAAAAATTATGAAGAATAAGGATTACCCTAAGGTGGATTTAGGTGATCTAGTTTAATACCAGTACTATAATAGACTTAATGAAATCAAGGGGACTAAGTAAACTAATGAGTAATCAACTGCCTACAGACTACCAGACCTTCATTGCAACTTCGAGATATGCCCGATGGTTGCCAGAAGAAAAACGACGAGAGAATTGGGGAGAAACAGTAACACGCTATGTAGATAACATTGTAAACAAGAAGCTAGCTGAGATTGATTACGTTGGTGGGGTAGCTATAGATATTGAAGAAGCTATTCTGGACCTAGCCCTGATGCCCTCTATGCGATCAGTAATGACTGCAGGAGTAGCAGCTAAGCGTGATAATACTTGCATGTATAATTGCTCTTACCTTCCAGTGGATGATCCCAAGTCCTTTGATGAGGCTATGTTCATCTTGCTCTGTGGTACTGGTGTGGGCTTCTCAGTAGAGCGACAGTACGTATCTAAGCTACCTGATGTACCAGAGCGTATGTTTGATAGTGGTACAGTCGTTATGGTTAAAGATAGCAAAGAGGGTTGGGCCAAGTCTTATCGTCAAGTGCTCTCTCTCCTATGGGCTGGGGAGATTCCTAAGTGGGATACCTCTAAGGTTCGTCCAGCTGGCGCTAAACTCAAGACCTTTGGTGGTCGTGCATCTGGCCCAGCGCCACTTATTGACCTCTTCAACTTCACTATCCAAAAGTTCAAAGGTGCAGTTGGGCGTAAGCTCTCCTCCATTGAGTGCCACGATATTATGTGTAAGATTGGCGAGGTAGTGGTAGTTGGGGGTGTTCGTCGTTCAGCTATGATCTCTCTCTCTAACCTCTCTGATGACCGTATGCGTCACGCTAAGAGTGGTCAGTGGTGGGAGACACAAGCTCAACGAGGCTTAGCTAACAACTCAGTATGCTACACTGAGAAGCCTGATGTAGAGACCTTCCTACGTGAGTGGACTGCACTAGTTGAGAGTAAGTCTGGTGAACGTGGAATCTTTAATAGGGTAGCCTCACGTAAACAAGCAGCTAAGTATGGTCGTCGTAACCCTAACTTTGAATTTGGAACTAACCCCTGTTGTGTCTCAGGGGACACTCTCATACTCACTAGCACAGGTTATGAGCCTATCTCGGAGGCAGTAGGTCAACCAACTACAATCTGGAACGGAGAGTCTTGGGAACTTGTGTACCCCTATGAGGCTGGGGAAGCTAACCTATACCGGGTGACACTCTCTGATGGGTCTTACCTTGACTGCACGGACAACCACCGTTGGTGTGTAGGTAATGAGTTCGTTTACACGGAGGATTTGCAAGTAGGTAATAAGCTGGATAAGTTTGATATGCCTGTAGTAGGTAAAACGAAGCTGGAAATCTTCGACTATATGGGGGCATACAGCCAAGGTTTCTACTCTGGTGATGGCACTAAAGGTAACACTAGGTCTTGGTTGTATGAGCCAAAGTATGGTTGTGACAGGAGCCTCGTAGGTAGAGTGTACGCAGATGGTAAAAACACACACCGCCGTGTTTGGAATCATGGACCTATGCTGGACAAATCATACGTGCCTATGGAGAAAGGAGTCTCGCATAAACTCGCTTGGCTAGCAGGCATCTTAGACTCTGATGGAACTGTTACACGGGACAAGAATGGTAGTGGCTTTCAGGTTGCTAGTATAGACCATGATTTTCTCGATAAGCTGCGACTGATGCTAACTACCCTTGGTGTACGAGCTAAAGTAGTCTCCGCAAGCCCAGCTGGTAAACGTATGATGCCAAACGGAAAAGGGGGCAACGCAGAGTATGACTGCAAAGAGACTAAGCGTATTCTAATTGGTAACTACGATGCTTGGAAGCTCATGAACCTAGGTTTAGGGGCATTTCTCAATAGACTGGATCATAACGGTGAGGCCCCACAAAGAGATGCTAGGCAGTTTGTACGTGTTGTTAGTATAGAAGACCTTAACCTCCGAGAGATGACCTTCTGCTTTACTGAACCTAAAACTTCACGAGGTACTTTTAATGGTATTGTGACTGGTAACTCTGAAATTATCCTTCGACCGTATCAATTTTGTAATCTTTCGGAGGTAGTGGTAAGGGCTACAGACACCTTAGAAGACCTTGAGCGTAAGGTTAAGCTAGCAACTATTCTAGGTACTATCCAATCTACTTATACGCACTTCCCATACCTACGCCCCATCTGGCAGAAGAATACAGAGGAAGAGAGACTTCTTGGAGTATCCCTTACTGGGATCATGGATAACCCACTGATGACGACAAAGAATAGGGGTTTGGATAAGACCCTTGAGCACCTTCGTCTAGTTGCAGTTGCAACCAATGCAGAGTGGGCTGAAAAGCTAGGTATTGAACAGTCTGTTGCTATTACATGCGTAAAACCCTCGGGCACAGTGTCACAACTAGTGGACTCAGCTAGTGGTATTCACACCCGACACTCTGAGTATTACATCCGTACAGTACGAGGGGACAGTAAAGACCCACTAACACAACTTATGAAGGACCAAGGAATCCCTAATGAACCCTGTGTGATGAAACCTGACCACACTGTAGTCTTTAGCTTCCCAGTTAAAGCCCCTACAGGGTGTGTTACCAGAGACGATATGACAGCCGTACAGCAGCTTGAGACATGGTTGATGTACCAACGTCACTGGTGTGAACATAAGCCCTCAGTGACAGTATCAGTCAAGGATGAGGAGTGGTTCGAGGTTGGGGCATTCGTCTACAAACACTTTGACGAAATGTCTGGGGTGTCGTTCCTACCTCATGATGGGGGTAGTTATCAACAAGCACCTTATCAGGAAGTGGGTAAGGAAGGGTATGAGGAACTACTAGCTAAGATGCCAGAGCGTATTGATTGGAGTAAGCTATCCGACTATGAGAAAGATGATACTACATCTGGAATGCAAACTATGGCTTGTAGCGGCGACAGTTGTGAGTTTGTGGATTTGACTTGACAACAATACCAGTTATACCTTACTATTGAGGGTATAGAATAACATAACATTTAAGGTGGGGGCATTAAGTTGTCCCCACTTTATAAAGACTAAAGGCCCCTTAGCTCAGCTGGATTAGAGCAAAAGACTTCTAATCTTTAGGCCGTAGGTTCGAGTCCTACAGGGGTCACCAAAACTAATCTCTAGCGGGTGTGGTGAAACTGGTTATACACGTCAGACTTAAAATCTGATTCCTTAATGGAGTGTGGGTTCAAGTCCCACCACCCGTACCAAACCAAAGTCGGTGTAGCGTAATGGTAGCGCGTCAGTCTCCAAAACTGAAAGTCGGGGTTCGATTCCCCGCACCCTCGCCACTAACACTAAAACTAATATGCTTGCGTAGCTCAGTTGGTAGAGCGCTTGACTTGTAATCGAGAGGCCGTTGGTTCGACCCCGACCGTAAGCACCAAACTAAAGTTAATCTCCGCATTTCTTGCGGTGCATCTACGAGTTACGGAGTTGAATCGTAAACTATACTACCTTTGTTCTTGGACTGCGTATCTTAACGGTATCTTTGGGAGTCCCTTAGTGCCTCTCCTCGCTAAGCCCAAGACGGTCCAAGTACTAAGGTAGTAAGATTATATATAGAGGAGAGAGAGTAATGAAAGAGTACGGTACACTAAAGGAGTTTGGGTTTAATGTAGGAGATACTGCTTACCCTAAAGAACCATTCTTAAAGCCTTTTTATGTAACTGAGCTAGACCTAGAGAATATCTATCTGCAGGTACTTAACCCGGCCAATTATGCTCATATACTTATAACAGAGTCAAAACACACAACAGTACAAGCAGATGGGGGTCCAGCGAGCTATTATGATTATCCACCACATTGGAATACTCACAATGACTACGTGGAAGATAAGTCTAAGAATCAGTGGCTAGAGCACTCATGGCACTTAGCTAATGTGAGTAAGGTTCTCACTAGGTGGGGTGACAAAGAAGGTACTTCCAAGACCTATGATGCCAAGAAGGGTATCTACTCTTTTTGTCGTGTACTAATGGCTCTAATTGGTAAAGAGGCCATGAGGGAGTACCTGCAGAAACTACTTGATGACCCACAATTTAAATAGATAATGGAGATGAAATGTTTAGTCTAGTATTTGTCTTATGTAATCTACAAGAGGGGGTCTGCTACACCAAGGCCCCTGTCCAAGTCTTCCAACAAGAAGAGCAGTGTCAGACAGTAGGTCAGGGAATCTTTAATAGTATTATTACTGAAATCATTGATGCTAAGGAAGACCCCAACACAGCCCTAGTACTTTATCATTGTGTTAACTGGGGAGACTATTCCTAACATGACTGTACTACCCCCACCTGAGGGTCTCATTAGGTCTCCTGACCCACGTAAAAGAAAGGGAAGGCCCAGAGGCTCTACTCAGAACAGAAAAAAGCTCCTCCCCCTAGAGGAAGAAGCCAAGCAGTTTATTGAGAGCACCAATATTAAGATGCCTTCAGAGGATGAGCTGTACCCTAAAGAACTTACAGCTAAGCTTTATCTAGTCGGTCAAGCTATGAGTGCCCTAATGATTACTAGCCAAGGTCAGGCTAGGGTTAACGACATAAAAAGAGAAGCCTATCAATGGGCCGAAGAGATGTTAAAAGACTAATAACAATAATATAAATCATAACATCAACTACTACACTAGTATCAGTAGGTAGTACATAAGGGGGTCCCATTAGGGGCTCCCCTTTTCTTTTTTATTTATTCATCTTCTGGATATATCTTCTCTAATCTGACCACGATTCTTGAGGAACTCTTGCAACATGATTAGCTGAGGGTACTCTAGTTCTTCTAGAGTCAGCTCAGGTGGCATATCTAGCTCCTTCATGGCACCCTCTAAAGACTCTACTGTACCACCAGTACCTGTCTTAGTTAGGTCAAAGATAATCTTTAGCTCTTTGTTACGTGGGGAAATAGAGTTCTCCAAGTAAGCTAAGGTCTTCTCTTTAGCTAAGCTGAGAGATGCTTTGAACCTACGCTCCTTAACGTCAGTTGGGGCACTTCTAAACTTCTCATCCCTAACTAGAAGCATCATCTCTTGTTCAAGAATAGGATTAGCAATCTTATTGACAACATTAGTAGATGCAGCTTCAGAACCATAGAACTCAGACTTCCAGAGTGGTCTACCAACCATATTAAAAGCTTGGGCTGTAGCTGTAGTAGGGGGTAGGTCTCTAACACCAAAGACCTTAGCTGGTTGACGAGATTTATACTCCTCAGTTGCAGAATACTTCTTCTCTAAACCTTCACCTAAACCGACAGCCCCATAGAACTGATCGACATAACGGAGAGACTTAAGGATGTACTCTCGTCCCTGTTTGTTATCTTTAATCACATAGTCTTCTGGGTCAGCCGATAGAGATACAGCTACGTTAACTGGCTCAAGGAAACGAGAGAAACCTGAAGCAGCTGTGGCACCAGTACTTTGCATCATTTCAGTCAAACCACTAAAGGCTTCTGTTGTCTCGCCTAAGAACAATGACTTACCAATCTTGAACATTGTATCTTCTGTGTCATTCAACTGACGAGTAAGAGAACCAAGCTGAGTAGCATAGAAATCAGCCATAAGTTCCTCAGGTACATCTAGACCAACAGCCTTCTCCCTTAGTCCGGGCACCATGTTGCTATAGGCAAAGCGTCTAGCCATACCCTTAACGGCAGAGTAGGGGAAGTCTAGTTTCTCACTGACAACCTCTCCAGTCTTCTCATCAATACTCTCATCCCAAGCTAAACCAAGCTTGATGTATTCAGCTTCAGTATCAACGAGAGTGGCCATAAAGCCCCAACCTACTGCAGCCTTAGACATCAGCTGCCCAATAGATTTGTTGTCGCCAACACCTTTAACAAAAGGTTTCATCAAGGCTGTAGCACCAGAGTACTCAGACATTGTAGCAATAGTATTGTTGAAGAACCGACCGAAAGGGATGTTGATACCAATAACTGGCAACCTTCTAAAATCTTCAATCAGAGAGGCTATGTGGGCAATACCAGCATTATCTACACTCTTATAGCTCTTAGCTAGGATGTTCTCCATTGTTGCATCAATAGCTGTAGACTGGGCTTTCAGGTACTGCTTAGACTTCATTAAGACAGACACATCATCTCTCTGGATAAACTCAATGTAACCTTGGTTAAAAGTTCTTCTAAGGTTGAGGTCTAGGTTATACATTAGCTCTTGAGACTTAGTGAAAGCATCCTGACTCTTAACTAAGCTCAAAGCAGCAATATAGTCAGCCGCCTTATCAGTCTTACGCATCCATCCAGCTACGTTGGGTGTAACACCATACATCTCTTGAAGGTTCTTCTCAACACCCATAGGTAACGTAGAGAGGAGCTTATCGAACGCCTTAGGGTCTCTATCTACTAGCGACTTATAAGCTGTGTAAGTCATCTCAGGGTCAACTAGGTTCCTCATCTTGGAACCATTAGCTTTATAGGTATTTAATAGCTGAGACCAACCCTCATTCATTGCACCTTTTCTGCCTGAGATAGCTGCAATAGTGGTAGCTCCACCATAGACAATAGTACCGTGCAGTAGGTCAGCAGCTGATTGACCAGCAGATTTAAAACCCCAACCTTTGATGTTAAGGATACTAGTGCCGGGGTGTGAAGTTAGTAGTCTAATATATAAGTCTTGAGTGTACTTCTGACCAGCAGAAATTTCACCTATCTTACCCTCTAGCTTAGAGCCTACACCCGCAATCCTATCCCCAATAGTATCAGTAGCTAACTCACCTAAGTTACCGAAGACATAATCAGCATACTGGTCAGCAGTGATTGAGTCACCACTCTTAACACCTAGCACTCTAGCTGCCTCTGAGGTAGCCTTAAGTATTTGACCACCTTGGCTAACCTTCTTAGACATTAGATCAGCTATACGAGCAATGGGCTCACCCTCAATGCCAGTTAACTTAATACCTGTACGCTTCTGGAAACTAGAGATGAAAGCATCAACCTCATCCTTAGGGGCATTCTTCATGGCATCAGCCATCCAGTTGGTGAAGTTATCGTCCTTAGTTCTAGGACCTACCCAAGAGAAGCCAGCATCATTCAAGCTGTGAGCTAACCCCTTATACCCATCTTCGACATTACCTGTGATTAAACCTCTAAAGAAATCAGTATCTAGGAGTTCAAGCTCATCACCACGAGCTACCTTATCCTTGAAGGGTTCAATGTACTTCAACATCCTCTCTTCTGGAACTTTATCTAGTTCAGCAGTGAGGGACTTAAGGACACCCTTAAGGTCAGCCTCTTTAGTTACGGACATATCTTTGATGACTGCACCAGCTAGTGGTAGCTTAGAGGTGCCCTTAAGTGCACTCACACCTACAGATACACCAGCACCCACTAGACCACCGATAGCAGCTAGACCAGACTGAATCTGAGAGTAGTCATCCTGTACATCAGTAAGGATCATACCTCTCTGGTAGGCTACATCAGCACCAACAGCTACAGCAGAGTCAACTGCACCAGAGACAGCTGCATGTTTAACTACTTCTTTGAAAGTGGATCGAGTACCAATCTCTTGGATACCTTTACTCCAGACCTTATTGCCTAAGCGTCTGGCTGTAGCTTGAGATGCACCTGAAGCAAGAGACTTAACTACGGCCTTCTCAGCTAATAGAGTGACCCCTTTAGCTGCACCCTTAGCTCCAGCACCGACAAAGAATCTAGCTACCAGTGGACCAGCTAAGTTAGTGGGGTCAGCCACAGCACTCCATACATAGTCACCAACCGCATCAAGGCTTTCACCCCAAGTGTACTCTTCACTAGTTATACCTGACAGCCCTTTGAAGAGTTTCATACCCTCCCCATAGGAAGCTCTACCCTCTTCAGTAGTTGAGAGAATATGATTTATTTCCATCACTGTTCTAGGTACATTACCTGACTCGAATGACCGAATCATGTTAAGGTACTTATCAACCTTATCCTGTCTGGAGTAGTTCCTTAGTTCAGTATCACCTAGTCTGTCTCTTAGGAACTTATCTACTACAGCGTACTTCTCACCTTCAAGTAGGGCTGAGGGCCCATATGCTGCTCCCTGAGTGGAGAGCCCTGTGGTTTGGGTAGGGGTATCGCCTAAAGGTGCATCAGCCTCCCAGAAGGCCCCCTCTGGAGCCTCAGCTGTGGGTGTAGCAACTGTAGGGGGTGCAACCTCTTGGTCCTTACTCCACCATTGAGTATCAGACTCAACCACACCCTCCATAGCGCTATCAGTTTGTACATCAATAGGCTCAGATTCCACTGGGGTATCTTTCTCCCACCAATTCTGAGTCTCATCCGTCTCATTAAGTACAGCCATGTTATTGCTTTATCCTTGTAACCCCATTAGGGTCAATGTAAGTTGTACCTGCAGGTAGTGCATCGTACTCTTCTTTAGACTGGATTTGAGTTGCCGGAGCAGGGGTATCAGAGGTGGTACCCGGAACATACTCACCTTCAATATTAGAGATATATGGGTTGTTATCAATACCAGCCAAGTACTGAGCATCAATATCTGGGGCATTCTTTAGGTAGGTCTTAGCCACATCACCATAAATAGACCTAAGCTCCTGTTTAACTGCAGGACTCTTGTCATAGTCAGTAACCTGAGTCAGCAGATTACTAATCTTTTTAGTCAGACCCTCATCATTTGAGCCATCTTTCTTTTCTTTTTCAAGTCTAGCTAGGTCAGCATCTACTGCAGTCATAACTGCTCTGTCGAAGAAGACCTCTTGTTCTTTAGCTAAGGCCAACTCAGAGGAGGAAAGCTTCTCCTTGGTTGGGTCCCTGAACTCTACTGTCCCACCAGTAGCACTTACAGGAGCTTGTGCAGCTGTAAGTGCACCCCAGTACTTATCCTCATCAGCAGCGAGCTCATCAATAGATAATCCACCGATACCAGTAGCAATGTTGTGTAGGCCACTAGCCCTTCTTAGAGCATCATCAACTGTTTCACCCTCACGTACACTACCAGCTGCCGACCTATAGATGCCATTAAAAGTTTCAGAGTCTAGATCAGCGCCTTTAGTACGAGCAAACTCATAAGCACTAGCCAGACCAGCAGGGTCATTAGCTAAGGCTACAACTGTCTCTTTCTCTAAGCCTCTATTGACTAGATACTCAGCCTGAGAGGTCATCTGACCATAAGAAGCCTCAGCCTCAGCCCTAGCTGGCATAATGGTGTTGAAGAGGTTTTCTTTACGCTTACTAATCTGCTGACTAAGGAATGCCTGACGAGCTTCTTCCTTCTCCTCTTTACGAGTCTTCTCAGCTTGAGTTCTTGCACCCTCACGTTCTTGTCTTTCAGAAGCTTGAGTGTAGCCTTGAAGTAGTCCTTGCCACATACCCATATTACATAATCTCCGCTTCTACTTTAGGTGATGTAGGTCTAGCCATAAGACCTTTTCTTTCAGGTAGAGGTTCAGCTACATCAACAGGCTCTTCATCCACTGGGATATCACCTTCTTCTACCATAGCCTCACCAGTATCTTCTACTTCACCAGCTTGAGCTACATCTTCCTTAGTTGGGGAGAGCTTCATATTACGAAGTTGTTTAGATGCTTTAGCAGCCATAACTTGTTTCTGGAGTTTCTCTTTCTTACCTAAGTCCTCAAAGCCATCATCATAATCAATACCAGCCATCTCAGCGGTACTTCTAATGAACTCATGGATCACTGGGGCAATAACCATACTCACATCGAGAGAGTGGATACCCTTAGAGACTGCACTACGGAGTAACCCTGTAGTGATAGTCATGATATCTGTATCTAACTCAATCAAATCTAAGATGGACGACAAACGCTCAGGAGTATTGATCTTAGAGATATGGAGCTGTAGGGCTTCCTCTGGGTCAGCAACCTCAGGTGGACGCTCCCAAGGGTAGTTCTTTGGGGCCTTAGTGAGAGACTCTCCGGGGATAGGTGCATTGAATTTCATTTTTATTATTTATATCCTTAAGAGGTTGGTCTAGGGACTGGTACAACAGAAGTTCCAGCTTCAAAGTCTCTGATAGCTTGATCTAACTGCGCATCACTTACGTGCTTAAAGCCATCCCACTCAGCTCTCATCTGTTTACGCTTACCCTCTATAGAGTCAGCATTACTCAGACGTTGTTTAGCCTTAAAAGCAAACATCCTATCTTGTACTTCTGGAGAGAATACAGTGTCATCAGGTAGACCCATAGCATCAGCCACTTCCCTCATGGTCTTACCAACAAACTGATAACGACCCATAGGAGTAGCAACTCTAGCTTCTTCTCCATCAGACTTAGCTAACTCACCCTTAACGTACTGACCATAAGCACCAGAAGGTTTAGAGAAAGCCTTAAGTTGACCTAAAGTCATGTTGCTGACATCCACACCAGCAAAAGCTCGCCCCTCTTTCTGAGAGAAGCCAAATAGGGTGTCATACTTTCCACCACCTTCAGTTTGGTCAATCAAACCCATAAGGCCCTCATAACCACCAAAGCTGATACCACCACCTTTTAGGCTCTTAGAACGACCACCTGATTTAGAGAGGGCATTAGAGGTATTCATTTCACGGTTAACTGCATCTTCTTGCTTTGGGATATCCTCTTCTTCTTTCTTTGAGAAAGCTGAAGTATAATCAAAGAGGCCAGAGATGTCAGTAGAGGCTACATCATATGCTTCCTCTGTACCAATGTTCTCAGTGATGTTCTGTCGTCTCATCAACCCTTTACTATTATCTGTACCTTTAATAACTGAAGCACTTGAAGGGGCCTTAGCTCCAGCAATAATCATATCTGATAGTTGACGAGCTTCTCTTACTGAATCTTTATAATTAAACATAATACTTTAGCTCCTACCAGATGTCCATTAGAATTTTAGCTGCTAGGGCCCACTTAGCGGTACTCTCATTATCTGACCTTTGAGCTTCCAGATCAGAGTATTTCTTATTAGCTAGGAATAGATCAACTTCTCTATCAGCTGCACTCTCACCTGAACTAAAGGCAAAGGCCAGGAGGTCTCTTTCCTTCTGCCAGATTTCATCCATAGCTAACTGAGTTAGTCCAGTAGCAGCCTTAGCTGTAGTCATGGTGGCCTCATTCTGTGCTGCAGTGTCTAGGGTAGAGATATCCTGACGCCACTTAGCATTAGCTTGAGCGATGACTAAAGAATTATTAGCATTGAACTGGGCCCTCTGATTCTCTACTTGAGAGTTGAACTGTGCCATTGCATTAGTTTGACCAGAGTTGAACTGTCTAATAGCATTTACTTGGTCAGCATTGAACTTGGATACACTCTCCTGAAGTCCAGCAAAGAACTGACTGGTCTGGTTTTCTGAGGCAGCATTGAACTGGGCTGCAGCATTAACTTGAGATTGGTCAGAGAGGATTCCAGAGATACGTTGCTGAGTCTTGAAGATTAGAGTTTGTTGCTCATTATTCAAGTTCTGCATTTCGAACTGGGCGACAGTAGCTGCATCTCTATCAGCAATAGCGATAGCTGACTCCATAGCGGCCTGTGTGATAGCTTGACCAGCTACAGAGGATGCACCTAGCCCACGAGCTTGCATGACACTCATAGCCTGTCTCATAGCCCCTGAGGCCCAAGGAGGTGTAGCACCACCCTCAAACTGCTCCATGAGGCCTTCAAGTTGCCCTTGCACTGTAGCCTTCTTAGAGGGTTCACCTGTAGCTGCAGTAACATCCTCTAAGGCTGTAGTGATAGCTGGTGTAGCTTTCTCTGCCTCAACTGTTGCAGTCTCTGTAGTCGTTGGTACTACAGCTTGCTCAGCTGGTCCAGTGGTCACAGCCTGTACTGGTGCAACAGCTTGTGCTTCCCCTGCACCCTCAGCTACAAACTGATCTGGTGTCTGGGTAATTGGAGCTACAGTAGCTTGAGTAACTAGGTCCTGAGGAGTCGAAATAGCCTTCCCTACAGCTTCTGCACCAGAAGGTACCCCAGTAAGGGTAAAGGCATCCTGTGCAGTCTGTAAGCCTTGTTGAGCCGTTGTGAGGCCCTCAAGTGCAGTCTGGTCCTCAGGGGAGGTTGTAGCAGCTTTCTGAGCATCAGCTAATTGTTGTTGAGCTAGGTCTAGATCAGACTGTGGGGTAGTAACCGTACCACCCTCAGCGAAACCCTTATCAACAGTAGATTGAGTTAGCATCTCATATCTTTTACGTGCAGCCTCTCCTACCTTACCTAAGTGGGCAGCAGCACTGGGTGAGCCAGCAATGAACTTCTCAATACTATCTTGATCCGAGGGACCATCATAGCCTACCTGAGATAGAGCTCTCTGCTGCAACTGTGTAGGAAGCTTGAACTGCACTTAGCTATCTCTCTTCTTGTTGTTATACTTAATGGTATTGTCGGAATACATGTCTTTTATTTCTGGTCTCTTATCTGGGAAACCCTTAAGCCAACTAGATATTTCTTTAACCTTAGTTGACCTCTTATCTTCAGCTTCCCATGAACTCTTACAGTGATCTTCTTGTAGGAAGGCAAACCAATTAATAATCAATCTAGCTTTAGCCCAAGAGGGTTTAGTGTAACTCTCATAGTGGGTCCTAGCTGAGGTAGTCATATCAGTTGACCCACCTAGGACAGAGGCATTAAATAACCTAGAGAATGACGACCCAAGATCAGATAAGAACTTGTAGAGGATGTATAGAGGTCTCATTAAAAGCTCCCATAGATTGTGCCCGTGTTCGTAAGCGTTACCGCAGTCCCGGATATAGCGGCACCGCCAGCTCCACCTGTCGCCGCTGAGGAGTTTCCTCCAGATGAACCCCAACCACCTCCTCCCCCAGAACCAGCACCACCATTGTAGTTAGACCCAGTAGACGTTGTTCCCCCAGCTCCACCACATCCACGAGAACCAAACCCACCACATCCAAATGTGTTTAGTCCCCCTGCACCCCCAAGACCAGTAAGAACCCTACCGCCACCAGCCCCCGCAGCGGCCCCATAGCTACCAGACCCTACATCCCAAGCAGCTCCGCCACCCCCTCCAGAACCTCCCCCAGAAGCATGGGTAAGTCCGTCATGCAGTGAACCAGTGGTATCTCCTCCAGATAACCCTAGACCCCCACCAGAGCCCTCAGTTAGGTTGCTAGCGCTACCAGATAGCGTTCTACCTATACCCCCCGTACCGCCTCCAGCCCCACCACCGCCACCATAGCCAGCTCCACCACCGCCACCTGCGGCTATATAGGCACCCGCTAAATTAAACAGGAAGACTTCAGACGCATCATTTACTACTGCAGGTCCACCTACTCCACCTGCGCCATTAGATCCACCATCTCCACCCCTACCGATAATGTACCCATTGTTGTTCAGGGTCACCGAGGTTGTTATGGACGAAGGTATAGTTAGACCGCCCACTGCAGTATCATTGGACCACAGGTAAACTCCGCTGGCTACCGTGGCTACGAGAGGTGCAGTACCATCCCATCCTGCGTTAGTCGCAAGGGTGGCTAGGTTCGCTTCTTGTACGTTATCTTCTATGGTGAACGCGAACTGTTTCACGGCACCATAAAAATCATTCACGTTAATCTCGCCCGATGTGGGGACGCCGGTATTGTTATCCGTGACGTATGCACCATTTCTATAATACTCATTGAGGCCGATAGGATTTGCACCTCCAAACTCATTTTGTATGTCTAGCAGAGATATTGCACCAGAGGTTTGCAAAGCCATCTTATATAGTTCCGTAAGCTGTCACGTTACCAACAATAGTAAGATTACCTGTAGTGTCTAATTTAGCTTTATTGACCCCACCATAACTTATTACCAAGTCATTCCCTGAGAGCGCAAACTTCCAATCTGAAGCGGCCCCAGTCAAACTAATGGATGTTGCGACGGTAGCATTAGTGTTTAAAGCTTTGGCATCTAACTGAGTTTGAATAGCTGAGGTAACACCATCAACATAGTTTAGTTCAGTGACTGTCGGTAAGATGCCATCAAGAGTATTGAGTTCAGCTGCAGTAGCAGTTAAACCAAGATTAACTAAGGCACCAGCTGCAGTAGAGGAGCCTGTACCACCATCGAGTACAGCTAGATCAGTGATACCAGAGATTGTGCCCCCAGTAATGGTAGCTGTATTAATAGTTGGGCCAGTTAAGGTCTTATTAGTTAAGGTGGCTGTATTAGCTCTCTCAGCAAAGACATGGGCTGTGGTGGCCAACTGAGTTGTATTAGTTGCAGCAACTGCTGTAGGGGCTGTAGGAGTGCCAGTGAGCGCTGGGCTAGCTGAGAACACCACAGAACCAGTACCAGTCTCATCAGTGAGGGCAGTAGCTAGTTGAGCTGAGGTAGCAGTTAGAGTATTACTAGTTAGATTAATAGTCTTATTAGTTAAGGCTTGAGTATTAGAAGCTGTAGTGATAGCTACCCCACCAACTGTACCTGTATCAGCTACAAGAGAGTCAATGTTAGCTACGCCATCAATGTATAGGTCCTTGAACTCCAAGAGAGCAGAGCCTAGATCAATTAGGTCATCAGTCTTAGGTACAACAGCCGAAGTAGTTGCACTAATCTGTTGGGAAGGACCTAGGGCTTCAATAGGTGCACCTTCACCTACTGTGCCATCATGGGTATGACCTGAAGCCGAGTTAAAGGCAGCTTCAAGTTGGTCAAACTCATTGTCTAGGTCAGCAGCATCAATGACGTTACCATCAGCAATGTTGTTGGAAGTATCTTGCCTTGAGTAGGGGGTACCCATATTGCTTCAGTATCCTATTATTGTATCTTAGTTTCTGTCGTGTGATCTGTATTCAAAGATTGCTGTGTCTAAGGTGAATGAGGGATTAATACTTATATCCTCGATCCTAAATGCGAATGTCTGACCTGAACCAATAACTGGTGTGTCATAGACCTTATCTAGTTGGGAACCATAAGTGGCTGTACCATAGAGAGAGTTAACACCACCATAGACAAATACACCTGTACTAGAGCTAGCTAGATTAATAGTTGCAGGTTGAACTGTACTATTATAGTTCTTAACTTTGAACAGATCGAACTTAAGGTTAAAGTCTACACTGAAAGTCCCATTAAGGTCTACATAGAGAGTAGCTTTATAAAGGGTCTTCCTAAGCTTTGGGTCATCAATTGGCATAAAAGGAGATTCATAGACTGCTCTAATCGTCTCTCCATCCCTACTTGAACCATCCTCTAACTTATAGACATAACCTGTACCATTAGCGAAGAGTGTAAGCTCTTGTCCGGGGATATAACGACCATCAGAGCAATAAACTTTAAAACCTTCTAATGTACCCCACTCGATCCTAGAGGCACCTTGGTCAGAGAACTTAGTTGCTACTAGTCCTTTAGATACTTGGTCAGCCACTGACTCAATATGACCAAAGACTCTGTACTGGGCCTTCTCTCTTAATACAATACTAGAGAAGTTATCTGTACTCTTAATGAAGTCTAAGGCATCTTTAGAGATAGGAGCTGAGGCAATCTCTAGGCCAAAGTCACCAATACGATCAGTAGCACTAAGGAGGCGTAGACCATCAGCTGCCATATATATTACATCCCCACCTACCTCTTGGATAGTGTCAGGGAAGAGGCAACCAATACCATCAGAGATAGGTTGAAGCTGGAAGTCAGCAATACTTGAGCCAGTAAGTCTTTGGACTGTATTACGACTAAAGATAATTAGTTGGTCTCTAAATACAATGAGACCAGTAATAGTATGACCTACGTTAATAATACCTCCACCATTAGCTGGTGTGAAGTCTGTCTCGTCATATGGTGCACTGAATACTAAGTTAGAGCCATTACCTAAGAAGATAGTGTTCTTATATATTTCAATGTGCTCAGCACCAGTAGCATCAGCTGTAAGTGTTGGGAAGGTTAGGGTATCAGTTGTGTCTTCAAAGACTGCAGGAGAGTTAACTCCATCAACTAACATAACCTTATGAACTGTACCAAAGTTAAAGTCTACACCACGAACCTTACCACCAAGGGATGCAGCAGCACCTAAGGAGGACCATGCGCCAGCCACGTTGATATAGTACTCAGAGAAGTTAGAACCATTCTTACGAATAGCTAGGGCCTTCTCTTGGTTGACTACTCGTACCGCAAGGACAGAACCTGAACCGGGAACGACATCATCAATGTAACGGGAGTAACCTAGTACCTTCTTATAACCACCTTCTTTAGAGGGTTCAAAGTTCTGGAGAGTTGTAGCTGATCCAACTGCATTAATACCCTGCTGCAGAGGGCTGAGGTTAGAAATCAAACCCCCCTTAAATTCAACTGGAAATGTCTGCCATTGAGTTGCCATCTATTTCTATTAAACCCTAGCTGCTGTCTGATATTGGTTCTTGGTAATCATTGTGGACCTAAGGTACTCATATCTGTTGATATAGATACTTCTCATATTCTTAATCCCAACCTCAAACTTTTGAAGGCTTAGCTGAGAACTCTCATTGTCACCCCTAAAAGCGTGTGCATGAACCATAGCACCATCAACTAATATATAACGAAACTCTTCAGGTACACTTGGTACATCGGAGAAGAGGTTTAAGTCAGGAGAGTTTCTATAATACTCATAGACAATACTATAATCTTTATCGGGTGGGGGGACGACACCATACTCCAAAGAAGGGGTTCTAAATACGTATCTAGGTACCGATCTAATCCCCTCTGAAGTATTGTACTCATAATCTAAATGTTTGTCAAGATACTCTTCATAAGATAAAAGCTTTAATCTTACAGTAGAGTTACCTAAGGTGTCATCTCTAGGGATTCTAAAAGAGTCCATATCTAAAGACTTTACATCTCTAGGAATAAAATACCTTACATCCCCTTCAATAAGGCTTTCTTCTTGAGTGACATGGTTAAAGGGCCACTCAAAACTCTGATGATTAATCTCACGTAAAGCATTATTAATAGAGTCTTTAGTTGAGGAGTAAAAACCAGTAGAAGAGGCGAAGTTAACTGAGGTCAACTCAACTTCATTCAGTTTACGATTAACATCATTAACTAGCCCAAGGAAGTTATAAGTAGACACTAGTTGTACTCCCTAATACGAATTTTTACTGCTCTCTCTTTTACTCTACCCGCCGAGGTCGTAACAGAACAATAGAGTTTGTACTCTTTATTATCAGTGCCACTATTGAGGTAGATTGTTGCTACAGTACTGGTATTAGTCTGTGACAAGTTCTTTAAACCCGAGATAGTGTTTCCTGTACCAAACGATACTTTGTCACCCTCTGTATTAACGATAGACCAAGAGACAGACTGTATAGTTTCACTACTCTCTAAAGCCCTCGACCAATCAAGAGAGTAGTCTAAGGTCTCATCTTTATCTTTAGGTGCCCATTTAAGACTCATTTTAACTCACTCTCAAGGTTTTATTACTCTCAGTAGGCACATAAGTTACTCTTATTGGTGAGGCATTAATGTAAGCTACTCGACTTATCTCAGGGTTAGTTCGTGCAACCCTCTCAAGATTAAAGTTATTGGGGTTGTAGACTGTTATAAGTATTGGGATGGTAGGTAGTAGTGGGGCCCCAGAGAGAATAACCTCTCCAATTATGTTGACAGATTCAGAGAATTGACCTGAGCTGACACTAACTGCTGCTGTAGTTATCCCTTGGGCCAGTAAGTTCTGTAGCTGACTAAGATTAGAGTTGCCAACTACAGGATTGCCAGAGGTAATATCTACTAAAGAGATACCTTGAAATAGATAAAGGGTAGCAACACTTACGCTAGGGGCTTGAGTAGTTATTGGGGTTAAGTTTAGAGGATAAACAACATCTGCTGTAGGGAGCCCAACAACTGGATTTCCAGTAACAATAGCCCCAAGATTTAATAGGTGGGCTTGTAGTAGTGTTGTGTTGCCAACAAGTGGTTGGTTCAGTGTGAGGGGTACAAGACTCAGTGCAGAGTTCTGTAGTAGGCTAGGCGCACCGACAAAGGATGCTCCGGTAGTAATAGCCTCAAGGTTTAAATTTATTAACTGTAAAAGAGTGGTATTATCTATAACCGGATTGCCAGAAGTAATACTAGTTAAACCATAAACTAGACTAGCAACAACCCCATCATCACCTAACGGAGCGGAGGCGAGAGGGGAAAATCCTAACATGGCTTACTCCGGTTTAGTGGGCCAGATGACCGAGTAGGGGAAGCCTTCTTGGGCAGTCACGTCGCGCAACTGTTGCCTGTATTCACGCCAATACGGCTCTATCGTGACATCGCTCAGGGCCATCCAGTCGGTCTGTTGCAGCAGGTAGTCACGGTGGTTGCGGATGTTGCGCCCCGCGTCCTCGACGGGCAGGTTGCTTACTTCCCATCCTTGGGTCCACGCGCCATTGACCTGCGTAATATCAAGCCGCTGAACAGTCTGCGTTAGGTGGTCATACTCAGGGCGATCTTGCATGGTATAGGGGTAGACACCCCAGTCTGCCAGAAGCGCATCACTTGGCACTTTAGGGAAAGATGTATTTGGATTATCACGGCGTAGTTGCCCGATTGAGTATGTCTCAGGCTGGCCGTTTGTGATCTTCAGGTGCATTTAAGCCTCCTTTATGCGGTGAGGTCGTATTCTTGAATAGCAATAGCCGATAATCCTGTAACGTACATCTTTGTACCGTCAGGTTTGAAGAATATACCCCTTGGGTTATTTTCTTGCGCAGCAACACTAAAGTTTTGCAAATACACCGCAGTTGATATATCCCAAGCCGTACTTAGGTCATATTCGTTTACGTCATCTCCTTGAAAACCTAAAACGAACATTTTTGTACCATCGGGCTTAAAGGATACATCGTAAGGCGTTAGGTCTTCCGTAGAAACGTTTTTGCTCTGTAAGAATACAGAAGTGGTAACATCCCAAGCGGTGCCTAGATCGTACTCATTCACATTAGAGCTGCTACCCGTAATGTACATCTTTGTACCGTCAGGTTTGAAGAAGACGCCGAACGGTTGCGCTGATTGCGCAGCAACACTAAAGTTTTGCAAATACACCGCAGTTGATATATCCCAAGCCGTACTTAGGTCATATTCAGTGACTCTGGTACCCGAAGCGGTTAAAAAATACACCTTTGTGCCATCAGGTGTAAAAGAGATACCGCTTGTAGACGTAAACGATTGAGTAGAAACGTTTTTGCTCTGTAAGAATACAGAAGTGGTAACATCCCAAGGCGTCCCCAAGTCGTATTCATAAACAAGACCAGCTCCCAAAATGTACATCTTTGTACCGTCAGGTTTGAAGAAGACGCCGAACGGTTGCGCTGATTGCGCAGCAACACTAAAGTTTTGCAAATACACCGCAGTGGATATATTCCAGCCTTCCACTACACCACCAGCCCCGCCAGCACCTATTACCTTAGACCACAACATTACGAACCATCCCCCACAAGTGCGCCGTAGAGCGTTGTGGATACCTTCCATAGTGCAATGACCGTTGGGGCATCAGTGGCAAGCGTAGGGGCTGCACCAGCGTTGTTGACCCATGTCGTTGTGGGCCATGTGATTGTGTAGGCAGTACCATCGTCAATGATGAGCGTGATAGCTTCACCAGCGGCAATGTTGTCCGTGAGTGACGTGATTGAGCCTGTCAAAGTAATCGTCTGGATGGAGCCATTGGCAGGTTCCAATTCCGTAGTCACAGCGCCAGTGGTTGCAGTCCAAGCGTAGACTTCTTCGACAATCGTTCCTTCAAGGATTGGCGCTACCAAGGTCTTGTTGGTCAGTGTAAACACACCATCGGCTGTAACCTCGCCGGGTTCACCTTGTGGACCCTGCGGACCAGTCTCGCCTTGGATACCTTGAATACCTTGGATACCCTGTTCACCTTGCGGTCCAGTTGGTCCAGTTTCACCCTGAATACCTTGGATACCCTGAATACCCTGCGGTCCTTGGATACCACCGTACCCCAAAGATGTCCAAGCGGTCGTCCCATCTCCAACCTTAAACTGGTCGGTGTCAGTCTCTAGGCCAAACTCGCCGGATGCAAGAATAGGATTGGAACTTGTCCAGTTAGCAGCCGTATCGCGGCGAAGTTGAATTTGGTCAGCCATTATGCCGATCCTCCGTCAAGAGATTGGGATGCAAGGTAGATCGTAGCAGCAGAGCCACCGTCGA